ACCCACCGCCCGGCACGGGTGTTGACCCTGAACCAGCGCCGCGTGGACTCCGATAGGGTGTCTCCGGGGCGCGCGTTCTTCAGTGCGTAGACCTCGAACGCGGCCCCGGCGAGAAGCAGCCCGCCCCATACGGCGTTCGCTGCTGACGAGGCGTCCATCACGGGCCGCCGAACACCTGGACCAGCAGCGGGATGGCCGTACCGATGAGCGCGGCGGCGCCCGAGGCCATCCACACCCGCTTCTCCAGTGCCGTGACCCTGATCTCCAGGGCCGCGATGTCGGCACCGTTGCGCACGCCTTCAGCGGTCAGCAGGTCCAGCTTCCCGTTGACCTGGGCGAATTCCTTCTGCATCTCTCCCCCGAGCTTGGTGATGGCCAGCTCGACGACGAGGTCAGACGTGTTGTCCGGCGCCATCACACGTCACCCGACAGCGAGGCACTGTCCGGGTTGCCGCGACCGCGCGCGAGCAGGCCCTTGGCGAGCGACGCCACGGCCGCGACACCGCCACCGAGCGCCGCGTACCACATGTCCACGTTGGACAGCTCGGTGACGACCAGGGAGCCCAGCGCCCCCTGGATGAAGGTCATGGCGACCCGCTCCAGCAGGTCCTTTATGTACACGTTCATGCCGCTTCCTCCAGCTTCTTGACGCGCTTCTCCAGGTCGGCGAGGCGCTGCTCGACGGTCTTCACCGGCACCGTGGGGGCGCCGGGGTTCCAGGAGGCGGGGTGCTTCAGGCGCTCGGCGACGGCGCCCCGGAAGTCGTTCATGTCGAAGCTGGGGTCGACCTTCCGGCGGGTCACCTCCTTGTGCCCGACCACCGAGTTGGCGGTCCACCCGTGCGCCCGGCAGATCGCCGCCGCCCAGCGGACGGCGGCGTCGTACTGCTTGGTGGGGTAGAGATCCTTGCCGTCGCCCTTGTTCTCGATCTCGATGCCGTACGTGCGGTCGTTGCCGTCGATGGGCTCGGCCGCGTCGGGCCGGGGGTGGACGGATGCCTCGTGGAGCATGGCGCTGAAGGCGTTCTCCGCCACGGTGCCGACGTGGTTCGCCCGGCCGTGCCCGACCATGGTCGCGACGCCGCTCTTGGCCAGGTGGGTGTGGCACAGCGGGCCGGGGAGGTCGCCCGAGCCTCTGATGCAGAAGCCGAGGCTGTCCACGCCCGCCGTGTGGTGGATGACGATCCCGTGCACGGGGCCGAACGGCTTGCCGGTCTCGTCGTCCCGGTTGCGGGTGCGCCAGCCGGGGTTCTCCACGACGTTCACGCCCTCGGCCTTGAGGAAGGCCACGAGTTCCGTCGCGGTCAGTGGTGTTGCCATGTCCCCTCCTCAGTAGTCCCAGGTGGTGGCGCTGAACTGCGCCTGGGTGACCGCTACGGCCTCGGTGTGGTCGTGCCAGACCTCGACCCCCACTGCCTGTCCGGCCCGGCCGTAGAAGGGCCAGACGGTGGTGTGGAAGTCCTTACCGGCGGTGTCTGTCTGGTCGGTGGAGCCGGTGTCGTCGTGGATGCCGAAGGGGTCGCGGACGAACCGGGCGGCGAACTGCCGCTGCCGGGTGTCGAACGGCGGCAGGGTGATCGCGTCCCAGCTGACGTTCCGGGCCCACAGGAAGTCGCCGTTGTAGGGCGGGACGATCAGGCACATCCCCTGCTGCATCGAGTCGTCGTTGCGGATGACGGTGTCGTACGTCAGCAGCGTCCACTCGCCGGGCGGTATGACCTGCGGGGTGTTCTTCCGCTGGAGCTTCGTTTGCGTGGCCATGACAAGCCTTATCCGACGCGCTGGTAGGAGATGAAGGATCGGGACAGGAGGTCCGTGGCCGTGGCGTTGGACGTGCCCTGTGCCCACTGGAACTGCACGGTCCCCGCCGTCGCCGAGACGATGAGGAGACCCGACTCGTAGATGGCCGCCGCGTTCGCGTCGCCGATCTGGTAGGTCTGCGCCGTGGTCCAGTTACGGCCGCTGACTCGGACGTTCGTGTCCGTCTCGGACGTGTACGTGGCCGAGTTCGAGGTGGGGCCGTGGCACATCCTCAGCCCGGTCGCACCGGCCGGGATCGACCAGGCGGACTGGAAGTCCGGGGTGAGGCTGGTGGACTGGGGGAAGAAGTGCGCCTCGATCCGGTAGACAGCGTTCGCCTCCACATCGAAGAACAGCTCGTCGTCGTTCTGAGGCGTCGCGTTGGACGTCACGCTCTCTGTCGTCAGCTTGCGCACCACGTTCAGCTGTCCCGAGGTGAGCAGGGACGCGGTGAGCTTCCGCCCGGCCAGAAAAGTGGGGTATACGGACACGATTCCTCCTTACAGTCCGATGACGGCTGGGTAGGCCAGGGAGAGGCGGGTCCCGCTGGCGTGGGATTTGACGACGCCGTTGATGCTTCTGGTCACGTCGAACGTCTGCGAGAGCGCGGTGCCCACACAGGCGTTGACCCTCATGACCTCGCCGCCGACCCAGATGTCGAAGGGGAAGTCGTCGGGGTACGTGGCGCTGTCGATCCACCGCGTGGCGCCGACGTCGGTGAGCACGTTCAGCACGGTCGACGTGCTGTTGATCGCTCCGTTCGTCGAGCAGCCCTCGGTGTCGACGTGTCCGAAGAACTCGTCGTCCAGGGAGGCCACGTTGTGCGGCGTGTACGGCGACGTGGTGTACGTGATGTCGTGCTCCACCACGCCGATGACCTCGGTGTATCCCTCCACGAGGAGGCCGATGGTGTCCGGCGCCATCCATGCGGGCGGGTTCTCGATGTTGATCCGCTGGCCGATGTCCACCGCGAGGGCACCGTTCATCCGCTCGATCGACTCCGTGAACGAGGGGTGACGGAGGTTCACCGAGATCTCCGGGTACCGGGGTTCGTCCACGGTCCCCAGGTGGACACGCCACATCGCCTGGCTGCCGAGCTGGTCGTCGCTCTCCACGTTGACGGTCACGGAATCGTCGTAGCGTCCGACGCCGTTCGGCGGCGCCTGGGTCGAGAGCGCGCCCTCGTCCAGCGTCTGCTGGCTGAAGGAGCCTCTGGGGCGCGTGGCGGTGACGTCGTTGCGGGTGTACCGGTCGTCGTCCACCGGGTCCAGCGGCATCGAGAGGTGGTGCTGGGAGTAGTCCAGCGTCAGGACCGGGTCCTGGTTGTACATCATGGACTTGTTGATGAAGGCCAGACCGAACTGGTCGCGCGGCTCGATGAGGCGGCCCACCTCGGCGGTCTCGCACTCCCGCAGCAGGTCCAGCAGGGTGGACAGCCGCTGTGCGCCCATGGGCTGCTCGTCGTCCGTGTACGTGGGGATGAGCGTGGACAGGTCCGACTCCTCGGACAGCCGCCGCAGGCGCTCCGAGGGAAGCTCTCCGTTGTATCCGTCGAAGGCGTCCTCGAAGGCGTCGACGTCGACGGAGCCGAAGACGGTGTAGTGGCCGACGCTGCCGCCCTGGAGGTTGGTGTCGGTGGCCGAGTTGAAGTCGGAGAAGAGGCTGAGGACGCTGCCCGGCGTCCCCGCGTACGTCGTGGTGCCGCTCTCCTCGATACCCGTGGTGATGGGGATCAGTGCCAGCTTTGCGGTCGTGGTGCCGCCGGAGGCGCTCATCTGGATGTAGACGCGGTTCCACTGGCCGCCCAGGTTGCTGGAGGTCACGCTGATGAAGGGCGACGTGATGCCGCCGCCGACGAGGTCGGAGATGATCCGGATGTTGGCGGAGCCGTTCAGGTAGACGCGGTGGCTCTCGTACGTGTCGCTGTTGACCTCGATCTCCATGAGCTGCGTCAGACCAGCCGGAGCCGTGGGGGTGTAGTAGACGAACTCGACACGCCACTCTTCGGTACCGCTGTCGGGCACGGGCACACGCAGCTTGCAGACCTGCGTCTCCAGGGCGTTGGTCGACAGGATGGTGGGCAGCGGCCCGGAGCCGGGGAGGGTGTCGTTGCTCGCGTAGTCGAAGTTGATGGTCTTCGCCGCCACGTTGCCCTCGACGGCCGACGCGGCGGACGTGGCTTCCGAGCCGTCCTCAAGCGGCCAGTAGCCCACCGGGTTGGCGGTGGTGATGGCCCGGAACAGGGCACTCTTCAGAGGCGCCTGGCCCTGTCCCAGGCGCCGCATGACGCCGCCTGCCTCGATCTCCACCCACACGTCTTTGCCGCTGGTGTCCCACTTCGACGGCCACGCGCTGATCTCTCCGTAGAAGCGGAACCGCCGCACGCCGTTGCGGACCACGCTCACGCGCACGGGGGTGTTGCGCCCGATCAGGCCGTAGTAGGCCCCGGTCGGGTTGCGCGGGCTGAACCGGCCGTCGCGGTTGTTGATGGTGAACTGGCAGCTGGAGGGGCTGATCTGTGACGCCTCGTCGGACTTGCCACGCGTGATGGTGATGCGGTCGCGGTAGTAGACGTAGGACGTGATGTCGACCCACGTGTCATCCAGGTACAGCTCCACCAGGGGATGCGTGGCGTTCGCGTACGCCCAGCCGCCGGAGGTGGGGCTGGACCACCCTCCGGGCTTCTCAAGCCACGATGCGACGCGTGCCGCTCTCGACATGTTTCACCTCCTGTGTCTCCGGACTCCTACCGATCAAGATCACTCACTCCGACCACCGGATCCACGTGCGCATGTCAACCGCAGTGGTGGGTGTCGTGGCCCTGACACGCAGGAAGGACGAGGTGTCGATGATCGGCCGCTCGTCCGGCATCCACTGGTACGAGTAGGTGTACGGCGACTCAGACGTGGTCGAGCTGAGCGCGACGACATCGAACGCGCGGGTCGCGGTCGTCGAGCCCTCCGCCGACGCCGTGTAGCCGGTGTTGGCCGTACCCAGGGTGAGGAGCGATGCCGGGGAGTCCGGGTCCAGCGGCTGCACACCGGCCGCCACGTGCGCGGTGACGGTGGCCGCGACGTCCGTCTGGATCAGCTCGATCACGCCGTCCGCGCCGGAGGTGTCGTCGATGGTGAAGCCCCAGGCGATGAGTTCGATCTTCCGGGTTGCCGGAGTGGACAGCTGAAGCATGGTCTTGATGGCCGTACCGGTGGTAACGGATGCCTGAGCTGCGGTAGTTGCCATGGCCGAGTTCCAGGCCGTGTAGCGGTGGGCGCCCATGTCTGTATCTCCTTACTGGCCTAGAGTTGCCTGGACATTGCCGCCCTGTCGGCGGACTTCTCCTCGCACGAGGTCGACCACGATGCGGCCCACGCTCGAACCGCCCAGGTGGACGTCGAGGTTGAGGTACTTCGCTCCGCCGCCCCCGCCCCCACCGAGCAGGCGGGCGCTGTCCTCGGTGCTGCGGACCATCGAGCCGTTCGGCAGGTTGACCAGCTCGGGGCCGCGCTCACCGACGAGCGCCATGCCGCTGGCGAGACCGCCTCGGGCCAGGAACGGGACGTTCGGGGTGCTCCAGCTGCCGCCGCCCCAGGTGGTGCCGAGGATCTCGACGGACGGCCACGTCCAGCCCAGGTTGTTCCACCAGCCGATGATCGCGTTGATGGACGCCTTGAAGCCTGTCTTGAAGGCGTCCCACATGCCCGACGCGGCCTTCTTGATCCGGTCGGGGAGATCCTTGATCGACCCGATGAAGTCGTCCCACATGTCCCCGACGGGCTCGGCGACGTAGTCGTCCCACAGGTCGCTGAACCAGTCGCCGATGGCCTCGCCGATGACTTCGAGGTCGTCTCCGACGCTGTCGGCCTTCTCGCCGAGCCACTCGGTGAAGGCGTCCCACCACTCGGGGAGCTTCTCCGTCAGGACCTCGATCAGCTTCTTGACGAACCCGGCCACGATGAGGACCACGACGGCGCCGATACCGGCCGCGATGAGGGCGGGGAGGAGCAGGAAGGCGGTGATGATCGCGACCGAGATCAGGGCGATCTTCAGGGCCTCCATCGGGTTCTCGGTGATGTAGTTGGCGATGTCCTCACCGAGTCCGGCGAGTCCCTCGGCGATCTTCGGGAGGAGTTCGGTGAGCTTCTCCTTGATCTTCTCTCCGAGGTTCCCGAAAGCGTTGACGATCTGATCGCCCAGGCCATCGCTGCCCTTACCGGCCTCCGTCCAGATCTCGGAGAAGTTCTCCGTCACGAACGACTTGAAGTCCGCCAGGGCCGGGATGACCGTGTCGCCCAGGAAGTTCACGAGCTTCTGTTCGAGCTTGCGCTTGAACGCGTCGAGCTTGGCGCCTGCGTTGTCGCGCAGGGCATTGCCCAGCTTGTCCGTGGCGCCCTTGGCCTTGTCCATGCCCGACGCGGCGGCGGCGGTGGCCGGGTCGAGGGCGTACAGGGAGTCGCCCATGACGTTGGCCGGGTCGCCGAACAGGGCCGCTGCGGCGTTGAGCTTGACCTGCTCGTCCTTGGTGCCGCGCAGGGCGTTCAGGGTCATGGTGAGCGCCTCTTCGGCGCTCTTGCCGCCCTGACCCAGCTTGGCGGCCATCTCGTCCGCGCTCAGGCCGATGCTGGCGTATGCCTCGTCGACAGCGGTGCCGCCTGCGAGGGCGCGCTCACCGAACTGGCCGAGCGCGTCGGCCACCTGGTCGGCGTCGCGGGCACCGCCCTTGAGGCCCTGGGAGATCAGCCCGGTGGCCGTCGCCCCGTCGATGCCCATGCGCTTGAACTGGACCGAGTATTCGTTGATGGTGTCGAGGAAGTCCTCGGACTTGTTGGCGCCCGACTGCATGCCCTTGGTGATGATGTCGAACGCCTCGTCGGCGTTCTTCGCCAGGCCCGTGCGCATGAGCTGGCTGACGGCGTTGGTGACGCTGCCGAGATCCTCGTCGAAGGTGGTCGCCAGGTCGGCGACCTTCGTCGACATGCCCTTCAGCTGCGCGTCGGTCGCGTCCGTCGGCAGCAGACCGGCCTGCATGATCTTCTGGATCGTGTCGGCCGCGCCCTGGACGTCGGTGGTGATGCCGTCGGCGTACAGCTGGCCCGCGACCTTGCCGTACTTCTCGGCCTCGGCCGGGGTCGCCCCGAGCTGGGCACCCAGCTTGCCGACGATCTTGCCCTGGTCGAGGGCCTTGGTGACCCCGGCGACCAGCAGGGCGCCAGCCGCCGCACCGGCTCCCGCGAGGATGCCGCCGATGTTCTGGCCGAAGGAGGAGACGCTCTGCTCGGCGGATCCGAGACCCTGTGCCGTGTTGTCCTGCGCCGTGACGTTGATCTGGACGTTATTGGTCATCGAACCCTCCTCCCTCCTTGTCGTCCCGCTTGGGGTTGCCTCGGGTGTAGATGTTCAGGAGCCGCAGCAGCTCGGCGTCCTCCTGGTAGAGCTGGCTGGGCAGGCAGCCGAAGCGCTCGCACAGCCCGATCACGAACTCGGCGTGGGCTAGCTCGCCAGGCTTGGTGACAGGGAGACCGTGCTGATCAACTCCTCCGGGGATTGCGGCCCAGAGGTCGAGGGCTTGTCCAAAGGGGCCGGGACCTCGCTCGTCGCCCGGATCCACTCGCCCATGATGTCGACGAGCATGTCCATGTCCTGCTCCTGGACGCCCTCGTAGGTCGCGGGGACGTGGGTGCCGTCGGGGCGGCAGACGTTCCACTCGACGAGGTTGCGCGCGAAGATCCTGAAGATCTTCTCGACGGTCTCGACGTTCTTCGACGTCTGAGCGGCCTGGACGGTCAGGATCTCGCCCAGGGCCAGGGCGTTCATGACGACGACGAGGCCCTTGTAGTCAGTGCTGTCGTCGAAGTTGAGCGTGTACTTCTTGCGATCCGGGATGAAGTCCGGCATGGGTTCCCTCCAGGGAATCTGTCAGGTACCTGTCAGGACCAGGTAGGCGTCGCACCGTCGGCGAGCACTCCGGGCGCCGACCACGTGAACTCGCCGGACGCGGCGCGGGCCAGGGCGTAGTCGGTGAAGACACACTCGTTGGACAGCGTCTGCGAGGCGATGCCCAGCGCCACGGTGCGGGTCGCGTCCGAGGAGGAGACGGTCTTGAACACCCCGTGCGACGTCGAGGCGTTGAAGACGCCCTTGAGGTTGATCGAGAAGTCGCTCAGCAGAAGCAGACGCTCGATCGCGGACTTGTCGACGCCCGTGATGTCCTGAACGCCCCGAGGTGTGGCGAAATCGAACTCGGTCACGTCATTGCGGATGTCGGTGTTGCTGGAACCGCCGGAGTTGTCCACGGTGAGCGTGGTCCAGCCCTTGCCGGAGATCTTTGCCATGGGTCAGCCCTCCTTCAGGGCGTCGGAGATCTTGTCGGTGTGCTCGTGGAGGTCTTCGAGCCAGTCCTCCGCGCGCGTGTGGATCCGGCTCGCGCCGGTGGGGTTGCCCCGCAGGTCGCCGCCCCGGACGAGGTACATCTCCGGGCGCTCGACGCGAGTGCGGTGGCGGGAGTTCTGGAAGCACTTCTGACCGGCTTCGTAGACCAGCCAGGTCAGCCCCTCGGCCTCCTGCTCGATGCGGTACTTCCGGCCACTGCTCAGAGCCGTGTGGCGGAGGTTCTCGGGGATGCCCTCCAGGTGGACCTTCCAGCCGAACCGGTAGTCCGGGCAGTCCACTTCCTCGCAGGTGGCCGGGCGGAAGTGCGTCGAGAGCGGGGCCTTGATCGAGTACGTCTGGTAGGCCGCTGCCGGACCGATGGGCTGACGCATCATCAGAACACCACCCCTGCCGTCTCGTTCTTGTTCATGGCCACCACGAAGGAGACGGAGGTGACTCCGCCCGAGGTCACCGTCACGGCACGGACGTACCGGCGAATGGTCGCGGTGTTGGACAGGGCGATCCGCTCGAACGTCGGGGCCGATGTGATCTGGGTGAAGCTGCCGCCGGTGACGTCGGCCCAGTTCGAGTTGTCGGCGGAGTCCTGGATCTTCACGGTCACGTCCGTGCCGTCGAAGTCAGTGCACTGGAGGTAGAACTGGCCGCCGAAGCTGGCCGAGGCCCCCGTGTCCAGGCTGGAGCCGTTGGTCGCGGCGGTGTCCGTACGCAGGCCCGCCGTGAGCTGCTGGCACCACTCCAGGCCGTAGGCGTTGCCCTGGGCCTGCACCTTGAAGGTGAACCCGGCGTCTGCCGCGCGGGATCCGTCGTAGTTGAGCTGCTTGGCCACCAGGCACGCGGCGGGGTTTCCGATCACGCTCTTGTGGCAGTACATGACGTGCGTGTCCGTCTCCGGAAGCACGGAGAGCACCGGGTGGGCCTGACCGGCGGACGTGTTGAAGAACGTCGTCACATCGATCATGCCGTCACGCAGGCCGAGGATCCGCTCGTACGCCGACTTGTTGATCCCCGTGACGTCGAGCGTCGCCACCGGTGACGAGATGTTGTCGACTGACTGGATGTCTCCCGACAGCTGGTAACCGCCGATGAAGAGTTCCGATGCCAGGCCGTTGGACTTCGCCATGATTCACACTCCTTTCAGGCGGTCTGTGTGTAGACGTCGGAGATGATGATCGGCAGGGTCATGACAACCACACGGAACAGAGAGCTGTCCTGGCTGAGATAGCCGCCCTCCGCCCCCAGCGGGTCACCGTGAGCCCCCAGCAGGTCGACGTCCATGACCGTGCCGCCGAGCTGGAAGTCGCCCGTGTACGCCTCCATGAGCTTGCTGGTGGCGTCGAGCAGCCTCTTGTCGATCTCGTCCTCGGGCTGAGACTTGAAGTTCTCGTAGATCCGGATGGACAGCTCCAGCCGCAGCGACGTCGCCGCGAGTCCCGAGACCTCGGCGATGGGGTTCAGTGACGCCAGCCAGATCGAGCACGTCAGACCGTCGCCCGGCGCCGCCTTCGGCTCGTGGGTGAGCACCTGGTTGAAGATGCCGAGCCGCTTGGCGTGGCTGACGACCTGTGCGTAGATCTCGGAGACGGCAAGGCTCATGACGCCCTCCGCAGGTAGCGGGGCATGATGCGCTGGGCGATGGCTCCGGACCGCTTCTCCAGATCCTGCTGGGCCAGCCTCCAGTGCCGGTAGCCCTTGAACCGCGTCGACCGGTTCCGCGAGGACGCGCCCGCCAGCCAGGGCCCGTACACCACGCCGGAGTCGGTGACCTGGTGGGCGGTGCCCCGCTGCTCGACCCGGACGTTGGAGACGTAGTAGCCCGTGGGGTGGCGCAGGAACCGGTCGAGGTAGTGGACGACGAGGCGGCGGCCTTCGTCGGCCAGCTCGGCGTCCAGCTCCTCGGCGTAGTTGGCCATCGCCCGCTTAGCGCCCCCGTCGAAGAGGGGACCGCTGGCCTTGTAGGACTCGGCCATCACACCGCCCCCGTCCTGGCCTTGCGGCCGTGAGAGCGCCGTACGGACAGCCGCAAGGACTCCAGGCCCAGAACCTTCGCCTCGGCCTCGTTGTCCCCGGAGCCAGCCGTACGGGCGTATCCGGAGCGCGCCTGGAGGAGGTCGTTCATCGCCTCCGCCATGGCCAGCTCGCGCACCGGGCCCGGCACGTCCCACCGGTACACCGTGGCCCCGGAGTTGTGCGCGGCGGCCGTGGTGCCCAGGGCGCCCCGTGTGACGGTGAGGGTGCGGTAGCCGTAGATGGTCGACCCGGAGTGCGTGGCGAGCACGCTGCCGTCCCAGGCCCGGATCACGGTCAGGTTGTTGCCCGCGATGTCGACGATCTTCATGCGCTCGCTGTCGAGCAGGATGACCTCGCCGACCGCGAAGGAGGAGCCGGTGGTGACCGCGACGGTGACGCTGTTCTCGACGGCGGTCATGTCGGACTGGAGTGTCTGGCCGGTGGTGAGCGTCGAGCGCTCGGTGACCAGCATGCGCTCCGAGTCCACCTTCAGGACGCTGCAGACGCCTACGAG